TAAACAATACAATAAATCCTAATAAAACTAATATTAAAAAAGCGAATTTTGCTACTAAACTATTGGATTCTAAAAAATCATTCATTCCAAAAGTTGGCTTATTTGTTGAAAAAGAATTAAATACTCCATTATTACTCATTTGTATATATTATACCGACAAAAAGAAAAATCCTAAAGGCAAAAATAATGAAACCACTATATAATTTATATAGTTACGCTGCTTTGTGTATTACCATTTTGCACTAAAGATAGTTGTAATTGGTAGCCATTAAACATACTGAAAAAATCAGAATATCCTTTCGAATAAATGTTCCAAGCATCCTGCGGATTAAGAGAGTTTGGAAAATATTGAAATTTAGATGTCCAACCGTTGAAACCACCATTAGGAGTAACATAGACATCGGAGCTATTGTTCACATTTGCAACACCTGGTAACAAGCAGGTTTTCACTAACTTGCCGTCAATATAAATGTCCATAGATCTCCCATAAACACTTACAACCAAGTTTACCCATTTTTGTATAGGAACATTTCCTACGGAACAAGTATGAACAACCGAATGACCTCCTGTTGTAGTAGGTTGTTGGTTTATACCTGGAAAACACCCTAAAGAAACGGAAATACTGTTATCCGATGCGCCTAAAACAACCGCAGGACAAGGATCTACACCATTTACACCAGGTACAGAACCGCTTCCAGGTGCACTAGGTGCGCCCATTCTACCAAAAATCACTTTAGATTCTCCATAACGATAGTTCCAGTCATTTATATAAAACCATATAGAATACGCAAAATTTCCTGAAGCCACAGAATTTCCATTTGTCGCTAAAGAGGTTGCCTTTATTGTACTTGATACGGTTCCATCTTGCAAATTTTGTAGTGTGTTTGGTTGAGCAAATATATATCTTAAAAACATTAAAATAAGTACTATTACCAATATTGTAATTACTATACCTAAAGGACTCATTGTATAATATAGATTTAGAAATTTTCTATTTTTTTATAATTAAAATACAGTTTAATTATAAAATTAATCAAAACAAATATATTCTTAACATCAAATATATTCTTAACATCAAATATATGTATTCATTATCTATTATAACCAACAATTGAATCAATTACCTTTCAATATAGTTGTGTTTGAATCATTTGAAACTGGAGGCGTTTTATCTTTAACAGTGTTATATAAATAATATATATTTGATGCAGTTAATGGATGGCTAAAATAAACTACATTGCAAATGCCGCCTTTTATGCCATTATCTTGTCCAATCGTTAAATTATCTATTGTATAATAAGGGACAACGCCAATATCAGATTTAACTAATTCACCATTCAAAAATATATCTAAAACACCACCATTATAATTAATAATGAAATGATTCCATTTTTGCAAAAGCACATTATTTTTAGTGTAAAGTATTCTATTTCCATTATCATCAAAATCGGTAAGTTTGTTTTCGGTATTTTTTGATTGGTCTTTTTGTTGCATTGTTACCATTAACGTATTATCTTTAGCATTATATAGTACATTTGGTTTATTACCAAAATTTAATAATGATGTATATTTTGTATAAGATTCGTTGGTATTCGGAGGCGCAGAATCTATAAAAACCCAAAAAGAAATACCATATTGATAATCAAATTTGTCTTTACCGTTTAATTCTTCAGCGTTACCTAAAGAATGTTGTGAATCTATATTAACTGGATTATTTACTAACTCCTTTCCTCCTTGAACACTTAATAAATGCGTTATATGCGGAAATTCTAAATAGGATACTAGTGATGCAACCGCTATAATAAGCATTAATACGGAACCCATTGTTGTTGAGTTATATTCGCCAACTAAGAATTTTCCTATAGTATCAAATATACCGTTAAAGAAACAAGGGATATAAAAAATAATGTTAATAATCATTGTAAAGAATGCATTTTTTTTGGAATTACCAGAAGCGGTAGGTAATCGTACAATGAGTGTTTTATAAATTAAACCAAGAACTATAATGACTAGCAATAAATTTAACACAAAGCTTATTATACCAGATTTACTAGATAAACTATGTATGTTATAGAGAAGCCAAAAAATAATTAATCCTGAAATAACTATACCAAATAAGAATAGGAGTGCTCTTTTAAACAAATTCATTTTATCATTAACAAACATGTTATTCGATAATTCTGGAAATTGCATAGCACCAATCATAATACCCCAAACGACACATATCAATAATAAAATAATCATTGACGCAGCAGAGGTTGCCTTGTCGTTAAAAAACCCGCCAGGATATGTAGATATTACTACGGTAATACTTGCAATAAATATAAAAAAAAGAATAGTTCCGTAAGTGGATATATTTGAAAAATTATTTAAAAAATTACTGTACGTTGCACCTTTTTCTGACTGGGCTGTTTTGTCTGGTAAACCAATAACTATGAGTAAATATAAAAATGCAAACACTGAAGTGATAATAGTTAGTAACAAAGTGTATCCAAAATATTTTTGAATATATCCTCCTGGATCAATATTATAATAAATAATAAAAATAGTAATCATACAAAAAAACATAATCATTGTTTTTATTCTTTCATAATTCACGTTAAAATCACTCACGTAATTTTGTGAAAACCCTTTAAATAGAAAAAATATACTAGTTATAGCTGTAATGGGGGCTATAATATATGCATAACTATTAATTGTATCCTTCGACATCATAGTAAAAAATAAAATTAAAAAAATTGTATAAATAATTAAATAAGATACGTTACTTATTTGTAAAAAAAGGGTTTTTAATTCTTTTAAACTGGGTAAAGTAGCAATACAAAGAGTAAATACTAATATAGTAAAAAATAATACAATAAATACCTCTCCTACAATTTCTTCTTGAGATTTACCTATGGATGACTTATTAAATGGATTTGGAACTTTACACAAGAAACAAATTAAAACAATAATTAAAAATATAATCATTGCTATTATAGCATAAAATACTTTGGGTGTTTTTAATTCTGGTAAAACATTAATTTTATTTATTTCATTTGTATTTTTATTATCCATATATTACTATATATTACTATAATAGAATATTATTTCTGCGAAACCTTTTGCAAAAGATAGAAATAGAACCAAAAACCATACGTAATACATAATAAATCAGTCCGAGTTAAAGATAACGATTACATTATAAATTACAACAAAAATTACATTACAACTATAGACATATGTCCTAATGCGGCGATTATATGTAATAAAGAATGGTATTTGTCTGAGACGTTTTTATCGTTACAATAACAATATTTTTGAAAAAAATAACCATAATAATATAGATAAATGGTAATTAAAAAAGATAAAACGATAAAAATAGCGTAAATGCCTTGGCTATAATGTTCAATTTTCAAGCATTTTTTGTAAAATAAATAACCTCCATAAATAAATATCGAGAAAATTGCAGTTTTATCTACAATAAGCGTGTATATATTACTATAAGAATGATAAATAATGGATGTAACAAATAAATATAAAAATAAATAAGAATATATATAATAAGAGTAATATAACGCTAATGACGAATTTATTAGAAAAATAAAACTGGAGTAAAAACACGATTTAGAATTTTTATATTGGGTTGCTTGCTTTTGTTTGTTATGTGATTCTTGTTTGTTATGTGATTCTTGTTTGTTATGTGATTCTTGTTTGTTATGTGATTCTTGTTTGTTATGTGATTTTTTATTTATATTTTGGTGTATATCTATATCCATATATTATAATATTAGAATATTTACACTCTAATATTATTTCTTATTCAAATTATTTACATATTTTCACTCGCTGTTTTTTTCCCGTGGCAATTTCTACAAAGGGCTATCAAGTTTTGTACATCATTACCCCCGCCATATTCCAGTCGTAATTTATGGTCTATTTCGTAAGTATGATCCAATTGTGATTGACAGTGTCCGCATTTCCAATCTTGATTTGCAGCTACGTATTTTTTCTTTGTTTCACTTACAGAACGTTTTGTACCATTTTTCCCTGAAGTGGCAATTCTTCCATCACCGCCAAAACCTGTAGTAATTTGTGAAGGTAAAAAACCATTTAATGATTCCATAAAAGATTGCGAGTCTTCTTCTGAATCAGGTGCTGTTGTAAAATCCATAATTGGACTTAACATATCCATTGATGATTTATCGATGGGCATAAACTTCACTACATTATTTGCATATAGAAGCATATCTCTGCCTTTTTGCGGATTTCTTTTTAATAATATATACACACCTAATCCAAGAATTACATAAAAAATCATTTTGTAATACTTTTTAAACGATAATAACATTTTCGTATATTTTCCATCTGTATACGCGTTGTATACAAAAAAAGCTGTTAAACCTAGTATAAATATTTCCAATCTCATTTATATATAATACTATTTAATATTACATATAAAATTTATTTCGTCACGCAACTATACGATTATAATATAATACATTTAACGTTTACGGTGCATTGGTTTTGCTCCCTCCCTCTTCTTTAATTTACTGACTAACCCAGCGCCTTCGGTAAATGGTTCCTTACCATAAGCACCTTGTAAGCGAAGAGCTCTCAAGAATTGTCTGTGTTCCTGAGAAAAAGCATAGATTCCAAAAATACCTAATGCAATAAAGATATAAGGCAACAAAACTAAACCCCACGAAAGCATCTTAAACCCTTTACTGCACAACCATCCTAAAAGAAAAGTCCAAATAAAAGCAAAGAACATTTTAACACCAACGGCTAAAACTCCGACACCATTAAATAACGCAACAATAGAACCAACAACTGCGATCGCAAAATAAATTTTAGCTGGGGTGCAAAGTTTACTAAAATCCTTCAACATTTTTATATAATAATAATATATTTTTTATTTTAGAGATAAGAAAATAGGGTTTCTAAATCTTTTTTGTTTTGGTCTACGTTTAAAAGTTAAATTTGATTTTATTTTATATTTATTAAATGTATTATTTCTAATTAAATTTCTCTTTGTTTTTAAAG